GTATAATCCAAGCTGGTTACAAAGCAGTTGAAGAATTAGTTAAAGTTGCTAAAGAACCTATTGTTGATTCAGATGATGATATATCAGCAGATAGATTAAAAAATGCTGCAGCTACAAAGAAGTTAGCTATATTTGATGCTTTTGAGATATTGACTAGAATACAAGATGAAGAGAATATATTAGAAAATAAACCAAAAGAAGAAACTAAAACTAAAACATTTTCTGGTTTTGCAGAAAGAAGATCTAAATAATGTACGAGCAAACTTTATATAAAGTAATTGAACCAATTCGTATTAATACCATTAAAAGATTAAATAAATCTAAAAAATGGAAATATGGTTACAATAAAGAACATGATATTGTAGTTATAAGTAAAACGGGACAAATAGGTGAAATATATGAGATACAAAATCTTAAAATAGCTTTACCTCCTGCTACCAAAGTCTATAGTAGATCAAAAAAGAAAAAAGAACAGTATTGGGAGCAATTACCATTACCAAAGGCTTTTAAAAATATAAGAACTATATTTGATTGGAAAACATATCCCGATGATTTTAAAGAAGAGTGGTTTGATTACATTGATGATGAATTCAAAAGAAGAGATAATGGTTATTGGTATTACAATAAAGGTATACCAACATATATAACAGGAACTCATTATATGTACCTACAATGGTCAAAAATTGATGTAGGTGCTCCAGAATTTAGAGAACCAAATAGATTGTTTTTTATATTTTGGGAGGCTTGTAAAGCTGATAAAAGATGTTACGGAATGTGTTATTTAAAAAATAGACGTTCTGGATTTTCTTTTATGTCAAGTGCTGAAGCTGTTAATTTAGCTACATTAGCAAGTGACGCTAGATACGGTATACTTTCTAAAACAGGTGCTGATGCTAAAAAGATGTTTACTGATAAGGTTGTACCTATATCAATTAACTATCCATTCTTTTTCAAACCCATACAAGATGGTATGGATCGACCAAAAAGTGAATTAGCATATAGAGTACCAGCTCAAAAATTCACTAGAAAGAAACTACAAACAAACGAAAAAGTAGAAGAGATGGTTGGTTTAGATACAACTATTGATTGGAAAAACACTGGTGATAATAGTTATGACGGTGAAAAGCTAAACTTACTAGTACACGACGAAAGTGGCAAATGGGAAAGACCTGATAATATATTAAATAACTGGCGAGTAACTAAAACATGTTTACGATTAGGTAGTAGAATTATAGGTAAATGTATGATGGGCTCGACCTCAAACTCATTAGATAAAGGTGGAGAAAATTTTAAAAAATTATACAACGCATCAGATGTCACAAAAAGAAATAGAAATGGTCAGACAAAATCTGGTCTATATTCTTTGTTTATCCCAATGGAATGGAACTACGAAGGATTTATTGACGAGTATGGAGTTCCAGTATTCAATACTCCTGACATCGACGTGTTTGCCCCAGATGGTGAACTAATAGATATAGGTGTAATAGACAATTGGCAAAATGAAGCTGATGGTTTAAAAGATGACCAAGACGCTTTAAACGAGTTTTACCGCCAGTTTCCAAGAACTGAAGAGCACGCGTTTAGAGATGAAACAAAAAATAGTATATTTAATTTAGTTAAAATATACGAGCAAATAGATTACAACGAAGAGATGTATAACACTCTTGGTATTACTAAGGGTAATTTTCAATGGGCTAATGGTGTTAAAGATTCACAAGTAGTTTTTTATCCAGATCCAAAAGGTAGATTTGAAGTTAGCTGGTTACCAAAAAAAGCTTTGCAAAATAAAGTTGTATTAAAAAATGGTGTGAGATATCCTGGTAATGAACACATGGGAGCGTTTGGTTGCGACTCTTATGATATATCAGGAACCGTAGATGGAGAAGGTTCTAAAGGAGCATTACACGGCCTAACCAAGTTTAGTATGGAGGACGCTCCTGCGAACAGCTTCTTTTTAGAATACTTATCAAGACCACCTACGGCAGAAATATTTTTTGAAGATGTATTAATGGCTTTAGCGTTTTATGGTATGCCAATACTTGCGGAAAACAATAAACCTCGACTTTTATATTATTTAAGACGTAGAGGTTATAGAGGTTTTAGCATGAACAGACCAGATAAAATTTGGAATAAATTATCTGTAACAGAAAAAGAGGTTGGTGGTATACCAAACTCTAGTGAAGACATAAAACAAGCTCATGCTGCGGCTATTGAAACATATATACAAGATCACGTTGGTATGAAGCAAGATGGTAGTTTTGGAAGTTTATATTTTAATTCTTTATTAAATGATTGGGCTAAATTTGATATAAACAAAAGAACAAAGTTTGATGCTACTATAAGTAGTGGTTTAGCTATTATGGCTAATAATAAACATTTATATAGACCAAATCCAAAAGTTGAAAAACCTAAACTAAATATAAATATTTCCAGATATAACAATAATGGAACTAATTCACAAATAATAAAGTAATATGGGATATTCTAGTAAAAGTTATTTTCCTAGTCAAACAGTGAGTGATGCTGAAAAGTTAAGTTATGACTATGGTTTAAAAGTAGCTAAAGCTATAGAGACTGAGTGGTTCAATGATGACTATAATGACAATAGGTATAGAAATAATATGAATAATTTTCATAACCTAAGATTATATGCTAGAGGTGAACAATCAATACAAAAATATAAGGATGAGTTATCTATAAACGGTGATTTGTCCTATTTAAATTTAGACTGGACACCTGTTCCTATAATACCAAAGTTTGTTGATATTGTTGTTAACGGTATAGCTGAAAGAACTTATGATATAAAAGCTTTTTCTCAAGATCAATATGGTGTAGAGAAAAGGACTAAATACATGGAGTCTATTTTATCTGACATGAGAACTGCTGAGTTAGACGCTTTTTCACAACAAGAGTTTGGAATAACTTTAGCTGAAAACGATAGAGAAACTTTACCAGGATCAGAAGAAGAGTTAGGCTTACACATGCAGCTTAATTACAAGCAAGCAGTAGAACTAGCTGAAGAACAAGCTTTAAACGTTTTATTTGAAGGTAACAATTATGAGCTTACAAAGAAAAGATTTTACTATGACTTAACAGTTTTAGGTATAGGTGCTGTTAAAACTTCTTTTAATACTTCTGAAGGTGTAACTATAGATTATGTTGATCCAGCTAATCTTGTATATTCTTACACGGACTCCCCTTATTTTGATGATATATATTACGTTGGTGAAGTTAAATCAATACCTGTAAACGAACTTGCAAAAGAGTTTCCTCATTTAACCGAAAGCGAGTTAGAAGAAATAATGAATAATAGATCTTATTATCAAAATAACACAAGAAGTAGATACAACTCTGACAAAGAAGACAACAATAAAGTTCAAGTTTTATATTTTAATTATAAAACTTATATGAACGAAGTTTATAAGCTTAAAGAAAACGGTACAGGCGCTGATAAAATAATACCTAAAGATGATAGTTTTAATCCACCTGAAAACAAAGAAGGTGATTATTCTAAATTATTAAGATCAATAGAAACTTTATACGAAGGAGCAATAATATTAGGTACAGATAAATTATTAAGATGGGAGATGTCTAAAAATATGATGCGTCCTAAAAGCAATTTTACTAAAGTTAAAATGAATTATTCTATTGTAGCGCCTCGTATGTATGATGGCAAAATAGAAAGTTTAGTTAAACGTATTACTGGCTTTGCTGATATGATACAGCTTACACATTTAAAACTACAACAAGTAATGTCTAGATTAATACCTGATGGTGTTTATTTAGATGCAGATGGTTTAGCTGAAATAGATTTAGGTAATGGAACAAACTATAATCCGCAAGAAGCCTTAAATATGTTCTTCCAAACAGGTAGTGTTATTGGTAGATCATTTACACAAGACGGTGACATGAACCCTGGTAAAGTGCCAATACAAGAAATAAATACTAACAATGGTGGCGCTAAAATGCAAAGTTTAATAGGTACGTATAATTATTATTTACAAATGATAAGAGATGTGACCGGATTGAATGAAGCTAGAGATGGTAGTATGCCAGATAAAAACGCTTTAGTGGGCGTACAAAAATTAGCAGCCGCAAATAGTAATACAGCTACAAGACATATATTACAAGCTGGTTTGTTTTTAACAGCTGAGGTTGCTGAGTGTTTATCGCTTAGAATATCTGACATTATAGAATACTCACCAACTAAAGAAGCATTTATACAAGCTATAGGCTCACATAACGTAGCTACATTAGATGAAATGAAAAAATTACATCTTTATGACTTTGGTATATTTATAGAATTAATGCCTGATGAAGAAGAAAAAATGATGCTTGAAAATAATATACAAATGGCATTACAAAGAGGTAATATAGAACTTGAAGATGCTATTGATCTTAGAGAAATTAAAAACGTTAAGTTAGCAAATGAAATGTTAAAAATACGTAGAAAAAAGAAACAAGAAAGAGATCAATCGATACAAAGGCAAAATATACAAATGCAGTCACAAGCTAATGCTCAGTCTGCACAAGCTGCTGCTCAAGCTGAAATGCAAAAAGAGCAAGTTTTAACACAAAGTAAAGTTAAACTAGAACAAGCTAAAGCTGAATTAGAAGCACAAAAAATGCAACAAGAAGTTCAATACAAAAAAGAACTAATGCAAATGGAGTTTCAAATAAACATGCAACTAAAGGGTATGGAGATACAAGGCATGAAAAGTAGAGAAAAAGAAAAAGAAGATCGTAAAGATGAAAGAACTAAAATTCAAGCAACTCAACAAAGTGAGATGATTGAACAAAGAAAAACAGGTAAAGCACCTAAAAACTTCGAGTCCGCAGGTAATGATATACTAGGAGGCGGATTTGGTTTAGGTTCATTTGAGCCTAGATAAAATTATTAATTATTATTATATTATATTATGGAAGAAAAAAATAAAGACGTAATCGAAGAGGTTACGCAAAAAGATAATAAACAAAACACAAATAAAGAAGAGGTTGTTAAAGTTGATTTATCTAAACCAAAAAAGAATAAAGAAGACGACATTATAAAAGTTGACTTAAATAATCCACCAAAAAAAGAAGAAGATGCCACTGAGAAGCAAAGCACAGATGAGGTACCTGTTCGCGACGAATCCGAAGCTAGCAAAGAAGTTCGTGAAGAAAACAAAGAAAAGCTTGAAGAGTCTGCCGAACAAAGTGAAGAGAAAAAAGAAGAAGTAGTATTAGAAGAAATAACTGAAGATTCAACTGAAGAAAAAGTTACTGAAGTAGAAGAGCAAGTTGAAGAAGCTATTACTGAAGCAAAAGAAACAGGTAAACCTCTTCCTGAAAATATACAAAAGCTTGTAAATTTTATGGAAGAAACTGGTGGTGATATAAATGATTACGTTCGTTTAAATCAAGATTATAGTAAACTAGATGACATGTCTCTATTAAGAGAATATTATAAACAAACTAAATCTCATTTAAACGATGATGAAATAAGTTTTCTTATGGAAGATCAATTTTCTTATGATGAAGAAGAAGATGATGATAAAGATATAAGAAGAAAGAAATTAGCGTTAAAAGAGCAAGTTGCCAACGCTAAAAGCCACTTAGACGGGCAAAAGTCTAAATACTATGAAGAAATTAAAGCTGGTTCAAAGCTTACGCCTGAACAACAAAAAGCTTGGGATTTTTTTAATAGATATAACAAAGAGTCAGAAGAGACTAAAAAAGTAGCAGAAGCGCAAAAATCTAATTTTTTAAGAAAAACAGATTCTGTTTTTAACGACAAGTTCAAAGGTTTTGAATATAGTGTTGGCGACAAAAAATATAGGTTTAACGTAAAAAACACAAATGAAGTAAAGGAAACTCAAAGCGATATCAATAATTTTGTCAAGAAGTTCTTGAATGAAAAAAATGAAATGGCTGATGCAAAAGGTTATCATAAATCTTTATTTACAGCAATGAACGCTGATGCTATCGCAAAACATTTTTATGACCAAGGTAAAGCAGATGCTTTAAAAGAAAGTATAGCTAAATCTAAAAACGTAGATATGAATCCAAGACAAACTCATGGTGAAATTGAAGCTGGTGGTATGAAAATAAAAGTTTTAGGTGATACTTCTTCTGATTTTAAATTTAAAATTAAAAACAACAAATAACAATTTAAAATTACAAAATTATGGCAATTACAGGAGGTGGTAATTTAAACAGCGTACCTGCTACTCAACAGCAGACTTTCGCTACAAATTACCTAGATTTTACAGGAACCGCGAACTCGTGGGGACAACAATACCTGCCAGACTTGATGGAAAAAGAAGCTGAGGTTTTCGGACCTAGAACAATTTCTGGTTTCCTATCACAAGTTGGTGCAGAAGAGCCTATGACATCTGATCAGGTGGTATGGTCTGAACAATCAAGATTACATATATCTTATAAAGGTAATATGTCAGGTGCAGCTGTATTTACAGTTGAATCTGATATTGATGATAACGCAATAACAACTACTCATGCTGTTAGACTTAACGATACTGTTATAATATCAAATACTAATGGTATTTTCAAAGCTATTGTTACTTCTATTTCAGGTGCTGCTATTACGGTTTCTACTTACGATGGTAGTACAATAGGTACATTAGCAACTTCAAAAGCTACTACTTTATTAGTTTATGGTTCTGAATATGGCAAAGGTACTGGTTATTATACTAACTCAGCTGCTTCTACAACTGAAGAAAGACATTCAGCTAACGAGCCTAAGTTTCAAACTTTTACTAACAAACCAATTATAATGAAAGATTTTTATGAAGTATCAGGATCTGATTCTTCAAGAATTGGTTGGGTTGAAGTTTCTACTGAATCTGGACAATCAGGTTACTTATGGTATTTAAAAGCTGAAGCTGACACAAGAGCTAGATTTACTGATTACATTGAAATGTCAATGTTAGAAAGTGAAGTTGGTTCTGATTCTGCTCACAATGTCGGTGGTGGTGGATCTGGTGCTGCTACTGGTGCTGATGCGTTTATTGGAAGTAACGGTGATGTTGTAGGTACTGAAGGTTTGTTTGCAGCTGTTGAAGATAGAGGTAATATAACTACAGGTGTAACTGGAACTAACCCTTCTACTGATTTAGCTGAATTTGATGCGATACTTGCTGAGTTTGATAAGCAAGGTGCTATTGAAGAGTATATGATGTTTGTTAACAGATCAGTTAGCTTAGCTATTGACGATATGTTAGCTTCAATGAACTCTTACGGAGCTGGTGGTACTTCTTACGGAGTATTTAACAACTCTGAAGATATGGCATTAAATTTAGGTTTCTCTGGTTTCAGAAGAGGTTCTTATGACTTCTACAAGTCTGACTTCAGATACTTAAACGACAAAGCTACTAGAGGTGGTATTAATGATGCTAATGCTACTAATGCAATTAGAGGAGTTATGATTCCTGCTGGTACTTCTTCAGTTTATGACCAAACTGTTGGACAAAGCATGAAGAGACCTTTCTTACATGTTAGATATAGAGCTTCACAAACTGATGACCGAAGAATGAAAACTTGGGTTACTGGTTCTGTTGGTGCTGCTACATCTGCACTAGATGCAATGCACTTAAACTTCTTAACTGAAAGATGTTTAATTACTCAAGCTGCTAATAACTTTATGTTATTGAAGTAAGCTATTTTTTAAAAGACCGGGGCTTCGGCCTCGGCCTTTTATTTTATTAATTTTATTATATATTATATTATGGCAAAAAAACAAGAAACAAAACAAAAGGTAGAGGTACCTGTTGTTGAAACACCAGTTGTTGAAACACCAAAACCTAAAAAAGTTGAACCTAAATGGGAAGTAAAAGATAGAGTTTATAATTTAAAAAGCAAAAGAAAACCTATATCTTACATGTTAAAAAGCTCTGGTATTTTTTGGTTTGATAAAGATAAAGGCTATGAAAGAGAGTTGAAATATTGTCAAAATCAAAGAACTCCTTTTGTTGATGAAATGCAAGGAGATCAAAGATTAGAGCATATTATTTTTAGAAATGGTAGTTTATTTGTAGAAAAAGAAAAAACAACTTTACAAAAATTTTTATCTTTATACCACCCGCATAAAGATACTATTTATGAAGAGTATAAGCCAGAAGTAGAAGCTGCTACTGAAATAGAAATATTAGAAATGGAAGCAGACGCGATATTAATGGCTAGACAAATAGATATTGATTTAGCAGAAGCTATTATGCGTGTTGAGAAAGGTTCTGAAGTGTCTAAGATGAGTTCTAAAGAACTTAAAAGAGATTTACTAGTATTTGCTCGTAATAATCCTTCTTTGTTCTTAGAATTAGCCGCTGACGATAACGTTCAACTTAGAAACTTTGGTATTAAAGCTGTTGAGCTTGGTATTATAAAATTATCATCTGATCAAAGAAATTTCTTGTGGGGATCAAATGATAGAAAAATAATGACAGTACCATTTGACGAGCATCCATACACTGCTTTAGCGCATTGGTTTAAAACTGATGAAGGTATGGAAATATATGCAAATATAGAAAAAAGATTAAATTAATCTAACTGTAGTGGTAGTCGCCCTACGGGGCGATTACAAACTACAAACTTAAATTATATGGAAAAAAACAAATCTAAAGGTTTAGGCGATACAATAGAAAAAATTACAAAAGCAACTGGAATAAAAAAAGTTGTTAAAAAAGTTAGTGAAATAACTGGTAAAGATTGTGGTTGTGATGAAAGAAAAGATACTTTAAATAGATTATTTCCTTATAATTATTAAATAAAAAAATATGTCAATACACGTTGGTACAGTTTATAATACAGTTCAAGCTTTAGCAAATAAAGAGCAAAGAGGTTACTTAACACCTCAAGAATTTAATAGGTTTGCACATTTAGCAACTAGAGAAATATTTGAGCAATACTTTTATGATTTAAATCAATTTAATAGAACACCTGGTAATAGTACAGAGTATGCTGATATGGTGGATTTATTAGAAAGCAAAATAACAAAACTTAGAACACGTTTTACAGCTTTTAACCTTGTTGGTGGTTTTACCGCCTTACCACAAGATTTATATAGAGTTGGAGCGGTTTTTGCTGCTGATATAACAAGCTCAGGTACAAGTAACAGAACTTTAGCTGAACAAGTTACTAGAGAAGAAGCTATGCAGTTAAATGCGCTTCCTTTAACACAACCAACAGAAGAAAGACCTATATTTTTTACAGATCCACTTTATACTTCAATACAAATATTACCTACTAGTATAACTGGAATGGAAATACAATATTTAAGAAAACCAGCAAAAGCTAAATTTGGTTACATAGTTATAAATAAAAAACCAGTATATGCCTCAGATAGATCTACAGACTTTGACCTTCACCAATCTGAATTTCCAGAGTTAGTATACAAAATATTAGGTTATGCAGGTATTAACTTAAAAAGATCAGACATAGAACAAGCTGGTCAAATAGGTCAAGCAAAACAAGTACAACAAGAAAAAATATAATAAATGGGTTTACTAGACAATACATCTGCAGCTACATACTATAGTGAAGAAAATTTTGGAAACTATCAATTTACCTCTTTAGATACTATAATAAAACAATTTATGGTAGCTTATGTTGGTGAAAATAAATTGATATCAAAACTTAGAAGAAGTGATGTTCAGTTCCATGCTATGAGAGCAATGCAAGAGCTTTCTTTTGATGTGTTTAGATCTATTAAGTCTTTTGAATATAATCTTAGTGAAAGTTTATTAATGCCTTTACCTCAAGATTATGTTAATTATACTAAAATTAGTTATGTTGATAATCAAGGTATAAAACACCCTATATATCCAACTCTTAGTAATACATCAAGCCCAATTACTTTTCATCAAGATGATAGTGGTAATTTTATGTTTTATAATACTGGAAATTTACAAAAATCTGGAAACTTATTACCTAATGGTGATTTAGAAGGAACAGAATACTCCAGTGGACAATTTAATTTAAACATAGATCCAATAACAGGTTTACCTAATACAAATCCCCAAGGTACAGGGAATATTGCTGCTGCACCAGGAACTGATGGAACTGGTGGAGACGGTGAAAAATCTGAAGGATTTTTTTATAACAAAAATAAAATACAAGGTTATAATCTTCCTTTAGATCAAGGTTTTTTAATAGAAGGATTACCAATTAAAGAAGATGAAAAATATACTTTAAGCTATACCGTAACTGGTTATACTAAAGGTACTTACGAGTGGGTTCTTTCTAATGATAATCAAGACACGCAATTTAAAGCTACGCCACAAATATCTGCTAATGGTACTTATTCTCATGAAATAGATCTTTCTACAGGTACTTCTTCTAACAACACAATAAGCCAAAGAATTTTAGGATTTAGACAAGTTGATACTACTGATATGACTGGTGGTTTATATATAGAAATAGACGATATATCTTTAGTAAGAGTTGGTGATGAAGAAGAGTCTCAAACTTGGTCTAAATATAAATCTAATAAACCATCAGAAAATACTGTTAACGATTATCAAGATTATGAAAATAATATATATTGGCCTAATGAAGGTGAAAGATATGGTTTAGATCCGCAACACGCTCAGGTAAATGGTTCTTATTATATAAATCAAACTTCTGGTATGATACATTTTAGTTCAAACTTATCAGATCAAATTATAGTTTTAGATTATTTAAGTGACGGTTTAGGTACAGACGAAGAAATGCAAGTGCATAAATTTGCTGAAGAAGCTGTTTATAAGTATATAGCTTACGCTGTGTTATCAACAAGGTCTAATACACCAGAGTATGTAGTTAGAAGATATAAAAAAGAAAAGTTTGCTGAAATTAGAAAAGCAAAATTAAGATTATCTAATATTAAATTAGAAGAAATTACGCAGATATTTAGAGGTAAATCAAAACAAATTAAACACTAATTAAATGCCAGAAATTAAGCATAATTTTACCGGTGGTAAAATGAATAAAGATCTTGATGAAAGACTTATTCAAAATGGAGAATATAGAGATGCATTAAATATACAGGTATCAACATCAGAAAACTCTGAAGTTGGTACTATTCAAAACATTTTAGGTAATAAAAATGGTTGTGCTTGGAATTCTTCAAATCCTAATCCAATACCACTTGGATCAAAAACAGTTGGATCTGTTTCTGATGAAAAAAATGACACTTTATACTGGATGGTAGCTGGACCTACTATAGATATACAAGAAGCTAATTTTTGTACTAGCGTAGCGACTGGTCTCGCTACACCTATGTCTTTTAAAGATCTAATAATGAGAAAACAAGGTTCTGATATAGGATCTTGCTCGCCAGTGTTTGTAGATAAACATACTGTTTTATTATCTAATATGGTAGGTGGTAGTTTTGTTAATAGTGCAAATGATAATATTTTAAATATAGATAATTCTGTATTTTTAGATGAAATAACAGCTGGAATGACTGTTTCTGGTTTAAGTAATAACTGTGTACTAAGCCCAGCTTATGATCCACCAATGATAACATCTATTGGTAATTTAAGTTCTTTTCAAACTGTTTTCATACCAGAGACAGTTACAACAACAACAACGGGTCAAGTACAGTTTACTAACGTTTTTGTTGGAAGTTCTTATAATACTGAAGTTTCACCTGCAGTATACGTTCCAGAATTTATATATATTCCATATAGTCAGTTATCTGCATATAATAATTTTCCACAGGTTGGTGATGATATTAGTGTTATTGCAGGTGCACCTTGCGGTAGTATATTTGTAGGTGAAATTGCTAGTTTTCCTAACGGAACTCTTCAAACTCAATTGTATACAGATCCAAGCCAGTCAGCACAAATGAATGTTGGAGGGTTTTTACAAGTTCAAGTAGGTAGCGCTGTTGATCCTACACAAAATTGGGTATGTTCAGGTACAGGTTCCCCTTATGTAACTTTTGCACAACCAAACGCTAATCAATACGGACTTTTATTTGGTCAAGCAGTTCCTTACACGCCTTCAGGAGAACAAATGATGGCACCACCACCTTGGACTGGAACAGGTCCAGATCCACAGTTTATAGTAACTCTTGAGCTTGAGTCAACAAATACTTTACCAACCAACATTATAACTTTACCACCAAATAATCCTTATTTAGACGAAATATATGAGTTATTTTATCCTGGTGGTGTTTTTACACCTGGTAATGGTCAAATAGTATTTAGTCCAGATACTTTAAATTATATTTCTGCGGGTATAGGAGACGAATGTTGTATATTGCCAGAAAGCAATTGGACACCAAGCACTAATCAATTTCAAATAGTTGATTGTCTTGATATGCAGTCTTCATGTGCACCATCTGCAGCTCCTGCGTCTAACATGTCTTATACTACGACTATTTCTACACCTCCACAAACATCACCTCCTTTAGGCACTTCAGTTATAACTTTAGACTCTAATTTAGATTTAACTGCTGGTTATGATTATTTAGTTTTCCAAAGATCAAGAGTATTAAACTTTCATAAAGATAAACTTATAACAGGTATAAATATAGTTGATGACATGTTATATTGGGTTGATGGCGTAGAGCATTCTTCG